CTGTAGGTATAAATGAAGGCGAACAAATGATGTTATGGTCTGATAGTGGACACGCATTAATTTACTTGCCTGAAGAAACCTTGCTTTTGGTAGGTGCGTAGTATAATATAGAATAATATTAGGAGAATAAAATATGGCGAATGCGTATAAAATACTAGGACAAGTAGCAGATGCTTCAGGTTATGATGAAGAACTCTACTTAGTTCCTGCAGCAACAGAAGCAATAGTATCTACCATTATTGTATGTAACAGAGATAGTTCAGCTAAAACATTTAGAATTGCTACTAAAGATGATGACTCTGCAGTAGCTGATACTGATTATTTAGCTTATGATACAAACATAGATGCGAATGACACTATTACATTAACACTTGGTATAACTTTAGAAACAGGTGCAGAGATATCTGTAGGTGCTTCAGATGCTAATGTAACATTTCAAGCATATGGCACAGAAATAACATAGGAGTTTTAAATGTCTATCCAGAAGATAAGTTCATCAGGCACTTATGGTGCTAAGTGGAAATCAATTCAACAAGCAACAGAAAACCCTGCTTTCTTACCAGTTCAATATTTAGTTATTGCTGGTGGAGGTGGAGGTGGTTCTGGATATAGTGGTGATGGTGGTGGTGCTGGTGGATATAGAAGTTCCCACTCTGGTGATAGTTTTTCAGGAGATAGTAGTTCAATAGAAGAACCAATATTTGTAGCAGCAGATAATAATATAACAGTAACTGTTGGTGGTGGTGGAAGTGGTGGAGATAGAAATGCCTCATCAAATAGTGGTAATGATAGTGTATTTGGAAATATTACATCAATAGGTGGTGGTCATGGTAAAGATGGTAATGCTTCAAACCCAGCAGAAAATGGTGGTTCTGGTGGTGGTAACTTTGGTTTAGGTACTGCAGGTCAAGGTGGAGATGGTGGAAATACTGGTGGTGGTGGTGCAAGTGGAGATGGAACATTATCAGACCCAAATGGTGCAGATGGTCTTACATCAAACATTACTGGTTCAGCAGTAGTTAGAGGTGGTGGTGGTGGTGGTACTTATGGTGGTACACTTGGTCTTGGTGGTTCTGGTGGTGGAGGTAATGGTTCAAATAGTACTTATTCTGGTTCTGGTACTCAATACACAGGTGGTGGTGGTGGTGGTAATGGCGAAGGTGCTTATAACAACAGATATGCAGGTAATGGTGGTAGAGGAGTTGTTATTGCAAAATATGATAAAAAATTTAATATTAATGTAGGTGCTGGTTTAACTTCAACTACTAATACATCTGGTAATTTTAAAATTACACAATTTACTGGTGGTACAGATAATGTTAGTTTTACTTATGATATAGGAAGTAACTAATGGCACATTACGCATTTATAAACAGCAATAATATTGTAGTCGAAGTTATTAGTGGTAAAGATGAAGATGATACAAGCACTTTACCTGATGGATATTCTTCATGGGAAGAGTACTATGAAAGTAAAAGAGAAGGTTTAACTTGTAAAAGAACATCTATTAATACAGTTGCTAATACTCATAGAGAAGGTGGCACTCCTTTTAGAGGTAATTATGCAGGAATAGGAATGACTTGGGATGCAGACAATGATGTGTTTTTACCACAAAAATTATTTGATAGTTGGGTTTTGAATACAGATGATTGGCAATATAATGCACCAATAGATTATCCAAATGATGGTAATAATTATATTTGGAATGAGAATGCGTATCAAACAGATACTGCTGACCCAAAAACACAAGGTTGGGAATTAGTAGAATAATTTAATGTTATAATATTATTATGGTGGAGATTAATATTTATCCTAAAGTTAAAGAGTACGAAAATTTTATAAAATTATTTCCAATTAAAAAAGCAAATAAATTTTTACCTGAATGGTATAAAGAACAAAAACTAGGTAGTGATGCTTTAGGTTGGATGAATGCAAAAAACTGTCCAGCAATTCAAGATTATGTTAGTACAGGATTTATTATTCCTTTATGGGGTAATTTAAAATTTGATATTTATGAAAATGAAGAAGATAATTCATTAAGGCAAGAGTGGAGTTTTTCTGCTACTGAAGTAGGAGAAGGTTTTAAGATAGAAGATTGGATAGGGTATCAGGGTTCAAATCAAAGTGATGGAATGGAATATGGTAAATCACTTGATGGTAAAACATTAAAGTTACATAGTCCATATATATTTGATGTGCCTGATGGATATAGTATTTATTTTACTGACCCTTTTTATCATTTTAGGCAAGACATAAGATGTCTTAGTGGCATAGTGGAAGTAGATAAATTTGGAGAAGTAGCATTTCCATTTGAAATTTTAAAAAGAAATTTTTATATAGCTGCAGGTACACCATTAATACATTGTTATGTATTTAAAAAAGAAGATAATAATATTATTGTTACTAATAACAATTACAATAAAGATATTTCTGACCTACATCAATTAAGAAGGGATGATTTACATACCAGTAGAAATGGTTACAAAAATCTAAAATACTAATGATTAATTTATTTAATAATTTTAAAAAAGTAAATGTGCAATATGGTATATACGCTAAAGATGAAGTTCCTGAACTTACTTATCCTAATGTAGAAAAAAATAAAACATATTCTAAATTATTGTGTCCAGCAATTAGTTCACAAAAGGACAAATTTTTTTACATAAATTCTTTTATTGATGTAGATATAGAAATATATTTTAATAAAGAAGAAAGTTGCTACGATTATAAATATAATTTTAGCGAAAACTATCATCCAATAAACAATAATGTTCACAACATTATTAAAGAAAGTGTTACTTTATTAGAAACAAATGACATTGTAACAATACAAGTATTACTACCATATTATTTTATTACAGATACAAAAGATTTAAACATCACAATATTAGACCCCAATTTAAAAACAAGTAATTTAGAATTTTTATCAGGTAGTTTTAATATATACAGTTGGTCAAGGAGTATAAATTTAGCCTATGCAGTAGTAGATAAAAATAAAACAGCGAAACTTAAATTAAAGATTGATAAACCTATTATTAAAATTATGTTTAACTATCCAGTTATTTTAAAGTTCGTTTACTTTAATACAATGCAAATTAATTTTATAAAAAGTCATTTGAATATAGCTGGTTTTAGAAGGAACATAAATAAGTTGTACACAAATATATTAAAACGCAGACCAAAAAAATTATTACAGTAGTTTTCCTGCCACCACAGGAAATAAAAGAGGAGTGCCACCACACTCCTCTTTTTATATGATATAATCCTGCTTATGGATTTTATAATTGGATTTTTATTAGGTATTTTTTTAAAAGATATTCTATCAACTCTTAAAAGATTAAGCACTTGGGATTGGGAAAATCGTAACTACTACGATAAAGCATATTCCTGGAGTGATGATATCTATATGTCAGAGGATGACCTTCCATAATGGCTACTTCAAAATCAAGTAATGGATATACCCAGAAGGAATTAAATCAAATGATATTAGATAAACTTGAAAAGATTGAAGAAAAGCTAGACCAAAAATTAGACAAAGCAGAATTTTATAAAGTATTAGGATTACTGGTAGCAGTAGGTGGGTTGGTTGTTGCTGCCTTAATGTAGGAGAACAATGGCAACATTAAAAATAGACACAAAAACAATCATTCCAATAATTGCAACAATAGTAATTAGTGCATTTGGTTGGGTATTCAACTCGATAGAAGAAATTAAATCACATCAGAACGCTTGTGATGCTATGGTACTAGAGATGAATAGTGAACTTGATATGTTAGAAAGTAACTTTACTGAACTACTATTTAAATTAAATGGCTAAGATATAAGTATGAATATTATTAGCAGAGATATGTGGGGTGCAAAACCTGCAAAGACAAAGTATTCTAAACTAGGAGAAGTAAAAGGTTTAGTAATACATTGGTCTGCTTATCCTATAGCTGTAGGAAATCAAGCAGAGATGGACCAAGTAAAAGCAATACAGAAACTTCATCAAGTAGATAGAGGTTGGAATGATATTGCATATAACTTTTTAGTAGGAGATACAGGACAGATTTATGAAGGAAGAGGATTTGGAAACAGAAGTGCAGCACAAGGTGGTAACTCTAGGCAAGAGATTAACTACAATAACAAGCATTATGTTGCTGTGTGTTGGCTTGGTGGTAGCGAACCTACCCACAAACCTTCAGATAAAGCTATTAAATCTGTTAAGTGGCTCTACTCACAAGTAAAAGGAGAATTAAGACCACACTCCTCGTTTAAACAAACATCCTGCCCTGGTGATGCTTGGAGACAGTTCATTATTGAATGGGATAAAGTTGATACAGAAACACTAAAGAAATCTACCAATGTAACAGCAGAAGATATAAGCAATGCTAGTGGTCCTGATTATGTTAATTCAGCTACAATAAATAACAAATTGTCAGAGATACTTGCTAAACTAGAGAACATAGAAAATAAGTTAAAGTTAGGAAAGTTGATAAGATGAGTGAAGAATATAAAGACCTTATTGAAAGATGTCTATGGACATTCGTTGAAACATTTGCTTCAACACTTGTCATTACACCTGCACTAGGCGTAGATATAAGCACACTTGAAGTTGCTGCTTTATCTGGTGGTGCTGCTGTATTGTCAGTATTGAAATCATTTGCTAAGAAAAAGGTAGCTACACCTACAACAAAAATTTCTAGATAATATAAAATAACAGGGCTAAAGGAGGAACAATGCCTAATGTACCAGAAGAGTGGGGTAATAATTTCTATAAGTCAGGGTGGCAACCAGGACTAGAAGTTAATGAACAGACAGGTCTAGGTGAAATCACACATGTTGGAACAGACCCAGATTATAGAAATAAGTTTGACTCTATATTAAAAGAATGGGGATTTGACCCAGAACATTATGAGATAGAAGGTTCAGTTCGTGCATCAAGTTGGAATGTACAGCTTAAAGGTGGTAGAACAGAAACCTTTTATGCATTTAAAGGTATAGTCAAGAAGAAAAATCCAGGTCAAGATAAATACTTTAAAGAGTTGTTTAAACAAGCAAAGAAGAAAGTACCATACAAAGCCAAAACATTAGGAGGAGACACAGCGTTCTTATATTTTATGGCTGACTGGCAGTTGGGGAAGCGTGACTATGGAGTTGAGAACACAATCAATAGATATGATATAGCACTACGAGATGCAGTTCATAGAATTAAAGACTTACGCAAGACTGGTGTAGAGATAGATGAAATCTATATGATAGGATTAGGTGACCTCACAGAAAACTGTACAAACGCCTTCTACGACAGTCAACCCTTCAATGTTTCTCTCTCACTGATTGAGCAATACGCATTAGCTAGGTCAATGATTATGAAAACTATTGATACATTCTTACCTCTTGCAGACAAGCTAGTTCTAGCAGGTGCACCAGGTAACCATGGTGAAATGACTAGGTCTAGTAAAGGTCAGGTCTATACAAATAGATTAGATAACTCTGATACTATGCATTTGCAGATATGTGAAGAGATTATGAAAGCTAATCCAGAACGCTATGAAAAAGTATCAGTTGAAATACCTGATGGCTTTCATCAAGTAATGGATATCAAAGGTATATCTTGTGGTTGGACACATGGACACATGACTTCTGGCTCTGGTAATCCAGAGAATAAGATTGAGAGTTGGTGGAAAGGACAGATGTATGGCTTTCTTCCTGCAGGTCAATGCCAGATACTAGTAACTGGACATTATCATCACTTTAGAAGTAAGCAACAAGGAGATAGGACTTGGTTTCAGTCTCCTAGCTTAGATAAGTCTATTGATTTCACAGAAAGGACTGGAATGTGGTCTCATCCTGGAGTTCTAACATTCACAGTTAATGAAAAGGGATGGGATAACTTAAAGATATTATAAAGGTAATACTTTATAAGCCTTTTTCTGTCCTCTAAAATCTGTTTCGTGGTAATACTCCAGTTTATCTATAGAGTTCCACATTTCCTCTACTTGTTTAAACGAGTACCACTTAACTTCTTTGGTTTGTACATTTACATAGGATATTCCTACCTGTACTTTGTCAAAGTCTTTAGATTTGTTATACATTTCTCTAAGGTTTTCCATATCTGTAGCTTTAATTCTTTTAGTTCCTTTAACTTCAGCTAGATAAAGCATACCTCTTCTATTAAAGATGTAATCTGGCACTACTACTATCGCTGTATACAGCCAGAATAAGTCTATATCGTGTTCCCATGGACTTGTGCCTACCTTTAACCAGTCCTTTGGACTATATAAACCTAAACTCTCAAGATGTTCTTGAAATATCTTTTCTGCATCTTTGCCTACACCTTTTTTTATTCTGTCTTGATACTGTTCTTCATGATGTTCCATGATTTTTCTCCTTTGTATTACCCCATCTATCTCTTCTTACTATCTGCTTACGCTCTGTATCAGAGTTACATGGTAATTTGTCTATATGGTGTTTAAACTTTTCATTACAAACTAAACAAGGCTCATGTTCGTTATAGTCTTGCTCT